GTATCTCCCGACCTTGTAAAAAAATTACAGGAGGACCCCACATTACTGAGATTGGGTGGGGAGACAAAACGACTCACTTTTCTTTTTTCAGATATTCGAGGATTCACACCAATTTCTGAAAAATACCAAAAAGATCCGCAAGGTCTTACAAAATTGATCAACCGATTTTTGGATAATCAAACAGAAATCATACTTAAGCATGGAGGAACCATAGATAAGTACATGGGAGACTGTATTATGGCTTTCTGGAACGCACCATTGGATATTGAAGACCAAGAAAGAAAAGCAACAGAATGTGTACTAGAAATGCGAGAAGCATTAGGAGAATTAAATGAAAGACTCAGAGAAGAAGGCTTGGACGAGATTAATACAGGAGCAGGAATCAACACAGGACTCTGTGTGGTTGGGAACTTTGGTTCTAGTTCTAGGTTCGATTATTCCGTTTTGGGGGATGCTGTCAATTTGGCTGCAAGACTAGAATCCTCGTGTAAGAATTACGATGTCGATCTTGTCATATCTGAACACAGTTTGGTTGACGGGTACGACTACGAGTTCCTAGACGATGTTACGGTAAAAGGCAAGTCGGAGCCAGTTAAAATATACACCATCAGAAAATAGTACTTGACACTTTTCCTCACTTTTGATATAATGTCTAACATATGAAGAAAAATCTTCAAAAGAATTTAAGGGAATCGAAATGGAAGTTAACGAAGTAGCTGCAGAATTAGCTAAACATGAAGCTGTGTGCGCAGAAAGGTGGAAAACTGCGTTTAACAAGTTTGCAGATGTTGAAGCCCAAATCAATAGAATTGAAACTATAATGATTGGAGTTGCAGGCACGCTTATATTAGGTGGCATAACTACAATTGGTACAATACTATCAATGCATCCCTAAAGGAGAGACAATGCAAAAAGAATATAAAACAAAAGACATGAAAGCTTCTTTCTCTACGAAAAAAGAAGAAGTTCTACCTATCTTTGAAAAGAAACAGAAATGGTGTTTCAGACATAACGGAGTTCTACACAAGTTTGATTCTGAATCTGAAGCTAAAGAAATGTATAAATCATTAAATTAATATGAGCAATAATAGTATAGAAGAAGCTTTGAAAAAAGCAGTTGAGAAAACAGACTCAACAAAGGTCGTCGAAGGAGAAGGAGCAGAACCTTCACAAGAATTATCAGCAAGAGTTAAAAAACTTATGGCTAGAAAGACTAATCTAAGACGAACACGCAGACAAAAACTACCAAAAAGACTACGATGAAGAAAAAGCTTTCCCACGAGGAACGCTATGAGATCTGTAAACAATGCCCAAACCTAGATAAATGGTGGAAAGTGTGCAAAATTTGTAATTGTTTTATGCCCCTCAAGACTAAACTTAGATGGGCGGAGTGTCCCGATGAACCTATTCGGTGGACATAAGGAGATGAAGATGGCGTTAACTGCAAAGCAGAAGAAATTACCAAAAGCCTTACAAAGAGCTATTCTTGCAAAGCAAAAAGGCATGGGCAAGAAGAAAAAGAAAAAAGGTGGAAAAAAGAAAAGAAGTAGAGGATAATTGGCTTACTTATTTTCATTCCATTAAAAATGTCTGCCCTTGGAGTTACGAAAGTTACAAGAAGGGCAGAATTTATATAACAGAGTTTATAGAAGCTAAAGTTATAGAAACAGAACAAAACTGGAATATGGATAACTACGACGCAGTAGTTTATTTAACAGATATGCCAGTAGATCAATTAGATAAGTTTGTAGAGAAAAGAAATAGAAAACAAACTTTATGTGAGTATCTTTGGTCTCACCCAAAATTTACCAAAGGCGGAAACAGACAAACAAATCAACCTATAGTCATTCAACAAGACAGAGCGTTCTTAACAGAACTCAGAGAAAACAAAAATGGCAGTTAGAAGAAGAAAAGCGGCTAAAAAGAAACGTAATATTCCTACTAACTCTAAATTATACTCTACAGTAAAATCAGCAGCTAAAAGAAAGTTTGCAGTTTATCCTAGTGCCTATGCGAATGCATGGCTTGTACGAGAGTATAAAAAACGAGGAGGTAAGTATCGTCGTGGTTAATAAACGAAAACATAAGACTTATATTAAAAAAAGAGATGTATATACAAAATCATCTGGAGCTCGTAAAGCAGCAAAGAAATATGGGTTAAAAGGGATTCACTCACATGGCAGAGGAAAGAGTAAAAGATTCATGCCAGGCAGTTCCCACGGTGCTTATTTAAGAGCAGTACGCAGGAAGAAAAATGGCTAGAGCAGGTGGATTAACTAAATGGTTTAAAGAAAAATGGGTAGATATTGGACGACCTAAAAAGAAAGGAAAGTATCAACCCTGTGGTAGAGGAAAAGCAAAAACTTCTGGAAAAGGCTACCCAAAATGTGTCCCTCTAGCTAGAGCAAGAACTATGAGTAAAGCTCAAAAGAAATCTGCAGTTCGTAGAAAACGAGCAGTAAAGCAGGGAGTAAGAGGGAAACCGACAAATGTTCGAACATACACCAAAAGAAGCAAAAGACGAAGTAAGAGATAGAGAACGTAAGTTTGCTACTTGGGCTTTGAAACAAGTTTCTCAAGGAGAGTTTCGAGAAAATTATTACAAGTTATTAAAACAATACGAGGAAGAAAATGATATATTGGTTAAAAATTAAATGGATACAATTTTGTGCCATTGTTTCAGGTGAAGATAAAAACTGGGACGGAAAGGTAGATATCACTGATAAGATGATAAAAGCCAAAGAAAAAGCTAAAAGCTAAAATTCATTAGCTAAGTCAAAAAAGGACTAGCATGGACATTGACAGACGAGAAACTGCAAACGAGATTCTACATATAGTTAGGATGTCGCTGAAATTCAAGAAAGCTATAGAGCAAAGACTTGCGTGGAGTCAAGAATTACGTAGTTTAATAACTCAACCACGCACAAAGAATAATCAAGAATTACTAAAAACTCATTTTAAAAATGGGACGGAACAGGGATAACCTGTTTAGGAAAAGAAAATGGCAAGACAAGGCGGATTTCTTAGCGGACCAAGTGTACATGGTACATCAAAGTTAGCTAAACATAAACTAAAAAGAGGACTTACTAGAGACCTCAATTCAGCAGCAGGAACTTTTGTGAATACAAAAACTCCTATGTCCACTCCAGGTGGATTCTACGGAGCTGCACCGAAAGCAATCGGACCAAGATTCGGCAAAACAGTCAACCCTAAAAGGGCTAGATTTAGTAAAAAAGGTGCAAGCCGAATATTACGTAGAAGATAAATATTATTCACAGAGACTTTCATAACTTTATGAAAGCAGGACGACTTAATAAAGTCGTGGACATGATTCATAATGGCACTAACCGACAGCGAAAAAGCAAGACTAAAAAGGGCAGGACTAAGCGGACTAAATAAACCGAAAAGGACTCCCAAGCACCGAACTAAAAAAGCAGTTGTAGCTGTTCGCGTTGGTGGTAAAGTGAAAATCATTCGTTTTGGAGCACAAGGCATGGGACACAATTATAGTCCTGAAGCCAGAAGAAGTTTCAAAGCGAGACATGGAAGAAATATTGCAAAAGGCAAATCTTCCGCAGCCTATTGGGCAAACAAAGTATTTTGGGCAGGTAAAGGTGGTTCAACAAAAAGACCACCTTCATCCCAAAAACGAACACTTGGAATTAAACGAAGGAAAAGATGACAATACCAAAAGTAATCGATAGAAGAGAAGTATGGCTAGATGGGGTATCCATAGACGCTGTAGAAGTTCTATCAAAACTACAAAACCGTAAGATTAACGGGATTACTCTATCTGAAAAAGAGCATGATCTCTGTGAACTTGCAACTGGTTATCTATATCTACTCCGACTCTGCAAAGAGTATGGAATGTTTGAATCTGATGACCCATTTAATTTATTTGAAAAAGAGACCCTACATTGATCGAAATCAGCCGTTCAGATATTGTATCTGACTATCACATGGATTTAACTCCAGAAGTTCGTTTTATCAAGTTACCTATTGAAGGCTACCTTGAATTATTAAACATCACCCCCAACTCCTCTCAGACTGCAATCATCAATGCAATCAACAATCCCAAATATCGTTTTATAACTGCAGCGGTATCACGACGACAAGGCAAAACATATATTAGTAACATAATTGGACAATTAACTTGTCTAGTTCCAGGTTCTCATGTATTGCTTATGTCACCCAACTACGCATTATCTCAAATATCATTTGACTTACAGAGAAATCTCATCAAGCATTTTGATTTAGAGGTAACACGAGACAACGCAAAAGACAAAGTTATAGAACTATCAAACGGTTCTACTATACGCATGGGTTCTATCAATCAGGTAGACTCAGTAGTTGGTAGAAGTTATGACCTCATTATATTTGATGAAGCAGCTCTAACAGATGGACGAGATGCTTTCAATGTAGCACTGAGACCTACACTAGATAAAGAAAACTCAAAAGCAATTTTTATATCAACTCCTCGGGGAAGAAACAACTATTTCGCAGAGTTTTATTATAGAGGGTGGACAGACGAGTTTCCAGAGTGGTGTAGTATAAAAGCTACTTACCATGAAAATCCTCGAGTATCTGAAGCTGACATTCTAGAAGCTAGAAAGACAATGTCTGAGGCAGAATTCAATCAAGAATATATGGCAGACTTCAATGTCTTTGAAGGACAGATCTGGAAGTTTAACCATGAAAAATGTACTGGAGACTTTTCACAGCTTGATACAAAAGAAATGGATGTATTCGCAGGATTGGATGTTGGATACAAAGATCCTACTGCTTTATGTGTATTAGCATATGATTGGGATACTTCGACTTATCACTTAGTAGCTGAGTACTATAATTCAGAAAGAACAACAGAACAACACGCAACAGAAATACGAAAATTAATAGATAGATGGGATGTCGACTATATCTATATTGATTCTGCTGCTCAACAAACAAGATACGACTTTGCACAAAATTATGACATCAGTACTATCAATGCAAAGAAATCAGTATTAGACGGAATAGGACATGTAGCAGGCATAGTCGATAATGATGCACTTATGGTGGATCAGAAATGCAGAGAAGCTCAGATGTGCTTAGATCAGTATCAGTGGGATCCAAATCCTAATTTAATGAGAGAAAAGCCAAAACATGACATGGCATCTCACATGGCTGATGCTTTACGATACGCACTCTATTCATTTGAAACCAATATCACTACATTCTAATAAGACCTGTAAAAAACAGTTCTTGACATTTGATGTAAGTTTTTGGTATAATTCTAATTAAGAGTAGAAATATGAAATTAAAAAGAGATTTAGTTAAATATGTGAGAGACAAGGCTAAATCACAGTATAAAAAATCAGATAATTGTTATATTTGTGGCGACACAGATCATCTAGACTTTCATCACTATTACGGATTGACCGAACTACTAGAAACTTGGTTAAAAAAGAAAAAGATAACTATAGAGAACGAACAAGACATACTAGCACTTCGAGAATCCTTCATTGATGATAACCATGACAAAGTATACGATTATACTGTAACTCTCTGTCATAAGCATCATCTTAGACTACATTCAATTTATGGTAAACGACCCAAACTGATTACTGCAGAGAAACAAAACAAATGGGTCGAGATTCAAAGAGAAAAACAACATGGCATGGTACGATAGATTATTAGGTAGAAATTCTGACATTGAGGAAAAACTCAACCCTGCCCAATATGTAATTTCTCGAAATGAGGGAATGACAGTAGACTCACGAGAGATTGTCACTAACTACCAAAATGCATATGAACAACTAGAGATTGTGAACAGAGCGGTCAACATGATTGTTGATGATGTTGCAGATATACCTTTTACACTAGGTAACCAATCACCAGGCACAAACAATATTGTAAAAAATATAAGAAGATCAAAAGTTGATCTTTTAATCAATAGAGAGCCAAATCCTTTTCAGGATGTGAATACTTTTAAGAGAAATCTTATTATTGACTTAATGATTGATGGAAATATCTTTATTTACTTTGATGGAGCACATCTATACCATTTGCCAGCAGACAAAGTAAGAATCGAAACAGATCCAAATACTTTTGTTGCAAAATACACATACGAAAACAGTTTAGATTATAGTCCTAATGAGATTATACACATAAAAGAAAACAGTTTTAAATCAATTTATAGAGGTGTACCAAGATTAAAGCCTGCATTTAGAACTATGCAACTTTTATCAAGTATGAGAACCTTCCAGGATAACTTCTTCAAAAATGGAGCAGTTCCAGGACTTGTACTAAAATCACCAAACACACTTTCAGAAAAGATTAAAGAAAGAATGTTACAGGCTTGGGTTGCAAGATACAATCCACAATCTGGCGGTCGTCGTCCATTATTCTTAGATGGCGGACTAACAGTTGAGAACTTAACAGAAGTAAATTTCAAAGATTTAGACTTCCAAGAAGGAATCAAATCAAACGAAAGAATTATACTAGAAGCGATGGGAATACCACCCATTTTACTAGATGGCGGTAATAATGCTAATATAAGACCTAATCATAGGCTTTACTATTTAGAAACAATTTTACCAATCGTAAGAAAATTAGGGTATGCACTAGAGCGATACTTTGGTTTTGCAGTATCTGAGGATGTAACAGGAATACCTGCTTTACAACCAGAACTAAGAGACCAAGCAGCATATTATGCTACTCTTGTAAACACTGGGATCATGAGTCCTAATGAAGCAAGAGAGGCTTTGGGTAAAGATCCAGTAGATGGATTCGATACTCCAAGAGTACCAGCAAATATAGCAGGATCAGCAGCAAATCCCGAAGAAGGAGGTAGACCTACACAGGCTGCCCCAAGCGAAGAGGAATAATATGACAAAAAATATGATGGCTAAAGCATTATCTGACTTTCTTGTAGAACAAGGAGTAGAAACTATGGATTTACCAACCTACAAAAGTCATGGTATTGATGTACCAGTAAAAGACTACATGCTTAGACGAGCATTTGGATCTTGGAGCAGAGTTTTATCAGCCATGAAGAAAAGATATCCAGTAGTTGTAGCTGTTAAAGCTCCAACCCCTGCGCCCGCACCAGCCCCCAAGGCTAAGAAAAAAGCGGAGAAATAGCAATGGAAAAGATTTTTCACTGGACTAGCACTTTTAAAGCGTTAGGCGAATCAGAAGACGGCGGCGTCGATATTAAAGGTTCAGCAAGTACAAATGGACTTGATAGAGCTGGAGATATAATTGAAGCCGACGCTTGGACAAAAGGTGGATTGGATAACTATAAAGGTAATCCAATTATTTTGTTCAATCACAACTACGACAAACCGATTGGTCGTGCAAAAGATTTACAAGTTACTGAGAATGGACTCGAGATTTCTGCAAAGATTTCAAAGGGTGCAGGCGATAACGTAACACAATTAATTAAAGACGGTGTCCTTGGAGCTTTTTCTGTTGGTTTCAAAGTCAAGGAAGCCGATTATATGACTGAAACTGACGGATATAAAATAAAGGACGCTGAACTTTTCGAAGTTTCTGTAGTATCTGTGCCATGCAACCAAGGGGCAACCTTTGGACTTAGCAAGTCATTCGATAATATGGAAGACTACAACAAGTATAAGCAAACTTTTTATAAGGCTAACTCAAACGATTCAGCAAACGCTGTTGAAATTGAGCAGCCAAGTACGGCGAAAGCCAAAGATATGGAGACAAATATGTCAAAAGAAAATACATCTCCTGAGAGCAACCCCGAGTTTAATCTTGAGTCGTTTGCCGCTGAAGCTGCTGAAAAAGCAGTTGCTCAGTATGCAATGAAGCAAGCCGAACTTAAAGCTGCTGAACAGAAAGCTGCAGAAGAAGCAACTGAAAAAGCTGCTAATGATGCTAAAGTTCAAAAAGCCTCCGAGGAAGCAAAACAGGAAGAGCAGAAAACTGTAATCCAAGCTGGATTAACAGGTGCTGAAAAATTAATGTCTGACGTTGAGTCAAGAGTGAAAGAAGACTATTCTAATTTAGAAGGTGTCGTTAAATCACTTGAAGCACAACTTGCAGAGAAGTCCGAAGAAATCATGAATATTCGTGAGTCTAAAAGACATTTCTCTGACAGACAAGGTAACAACAGCGATTGGAAAAAATCCTTCGAGCAAGACATTACAGATGCTAAATTTGCAGGTCTAGCTACCGGACAAGGATGGAATAGTCCAATGGCAAAATCTTTGATGGAAAAAGTTAACACTCATTCAGGTGTTCAAGTTTCATCAGCTGATTTTGAGCAAGTTGTTTCAACAAACATCGAAAGAGATATCGAAAATGAATTAGTCTTGGCTCCTCTATTTAGAGAAATCCCAATGACTTCTGCTAATATGATTATCCCAATCTTGCCAGATAGTGGTTATGCTGAATTCGCTTCAGGTTCCGCTGTTGCAAATGATAACCTCGATATGAGGTCTGCTAGTTATGGTGACGACGCAGGGGTTACTATGGCTGAAAGAACTCTTTCAACTAAGAAACTTATTTCTCAATCATTCTTAGGAAATGAGACAGAAGAAGATGCAATTTTACCAATTCTTCCTTTAATTAGAGAATCTATGGTAAGATCACACGCTAGATCAATTGAAAACTCAATCTTAGCTGGTGATGATGCTGACGGCGTATTCGGTACTAGTGGAGCTTCTTTCGAAGGTTTACTACACTTAGCACGTAATGACAGTGATTTTACACAGTCAGCTACTGCTTTCGCAACTGATACAGTTACAGCTGCAGAACTTCTTTCAATGAGAAAAAACATGGGTAAATATGGTGTTAACCCAGCAGACGTAGTCTATATTG